GTCAAGTGGTTTCTCCTTCTTGCAAAAAAGAAGGGCCGCCGGATGAGGGCGACCCTTGAGTTGGACGACTGGGAGAGGAACGTCAGTCGCTATTGGTCTGCGAGATAGCCGTGCCATCCGAGAGGTCGACCGCGCCGGTTGAAGCCGAGGCGGTAATCACCGTGCAAAGGCTGGTCGTGGGCGTCGCGGTGTCGCGAACGGTCACCGTATCACCCACACGCATACCGAGATGGTAGCCGTTGCTGATGTAGCTGGCGGTGTTCACGGTCGCGATGGAGTCCGCGCTTTCATAATACCAGCTACGGCCACCAACGATTGCTTGGCTCTGCAGGCGGGGCGGATTGGAAGTCGAATAGGTCATGTCAAATCCTCCTTATTCCGCAGCCCAGGCCGAGCTGTCATGATTCATGACAACCACGCCTGCATTCTGAAGCAGCACCGAGCCCATGTAGATCGAGGTACGAGCGAACGAATAATCGTCCTCCTCATTGTACCCGACCGCTGACATGATGCCGCCCGAGTTGACCGCATGGCCCAAAGCGGACTTGTGGTACATGAAGCACTTCTCGGCGCTCGTACCCACACCAGGAACGCCGATGTGCGACACGAAGTTGATGCCCTGCCACTTGTAGTAGCCGGACTTGTCGGTCCACGAAGCATCGCCGCTGTCGAGCGGCTTGCGGGTCGTGTAATCGGCGCTCGAAAACTCGGTCGCCTGCGACAGATACCCGATGAAGCCGGGTGAAACGACTGCCCAGATGTTGCCATCGTCGGGAACACCGTTCTGCTGAAGAATGACCTTCGAGCGGATCACCATCTGCAAGGACGCCTGCGCCGTGGCGCCGGTGTCCTGCGTGCCGGTGTTGAGGATCGTGATGATGTCGTCGTCGATCTTGCGATTGATGACGGCAGCCGAGGTCATCTGCATGATCGCGCGCTGGTTGCCCTGCGAAGCGAAGATGTTGAAGCCCGACTTGTTCACCTTGTCGTGCCATTCGACCAGCGTCGCCGAGGTCTGGGTCAGACTGTCGGAACGCGACGGGATGAGACCATTGACGCCACGCGTAACGGCAGTCGCGCCACCAGTGCCGGCGACGAGGAACGTTGCGGTGTTACCCTTGATCTCGACTTCGGTCGTGACGGACTCGCGCAGCAGGCTCTCATGCGCCTCGAAGGTGGCGATGAACTCCTGCCGGTATTGGGTTTGAAATGCAGTATCAGCCATAGCTGGCCTCCAATGAAAAATCGTTGTCAGGATTTCTCAGAGGTGGCCGTTGTCTGGGGCCGGATCGGGAGCCTTGCGGGGCGATCCAGATACCCTAACGGGGTCTGATATGATGCCAGGGCGGCCAAACCGGGAACTGGCGAACTCGGTCTTTATATGAAACTCAGCGGTACGTCAATACCACTCATCGTTGCGGCCGAAGCCAATCGGCGGAGAGACGCGGTAGATAGTTGAGCCGTCCGCCCACACCAAACCCGTGTCGACCTCCGCAGCCCCTTCGACGTGGAGAGACGGAAGCATCGGAGTTTGAGCAGGATATGTGTCGTCCTCGATGTAACCCCGCATGGTGGGCTTGCGGACGTATCTCATCACTCAATCATTATCCGCATCGCGCCATTGCGCGCCGAACACGCGCAGCAGGATGGTCGTCGACCACATGAAGCCTGGACGGAAATCCATTAGTATCACGCCGTCGTTCACTTCAGCCGCTCCCGCGCGGTCAGCAGCTCGCGATAGCGACTCTGCGTTCTCTCGTCCTTATTGTAGGCCGAGCGGTTCTCGCGCATCATCTTCTCGATCTTGGCGATCTCGTCGGCGATGGCGTCGGCCTGATTAGCGCCGGCCCCAGGAACAACCGTCGCGATCGGATTGTCTTCCAACGCGCGTGCGACCAGCCATTGACGAATGGCGGGATTGTAGCCGAGCGGCACGCCATTGGCATCCAACCCCTTGTCGAAGGCATCACGGACAGGTTCGGGTAGCGCCGACACATAGTTGACGAGAATGTTCTCGTTGCGGCGATATTCGCCCGGTTGCGCCCATTCCTCGCGCAAGGCGTCCTCGCACGTCTTCTTGGCGGCGGAGACCTGGTTCAACTGCTCAGCTGCCTGCTGATCGACGATGTCGTAATATGCCTTCAGCGCGGCATTGGTGACGGCGCGCGGCGCATTGGCCTCGTGCATCGCCGCAACGAACGTATCCACCGCAGGCTTGTCGTCATCGCCTATGACCAGACCGTCCGGAAGCTTTTCAAGATAGGCGTCAGCGCTGTCGGGAATATCGAGCGCCTTGCGAAAAGCCGCCTTCTCTTCGTCGGTCGAATCCTCGCCCAGCGGCTCAATGACCTTGCCGGAGGAGAGCTTGGAGCGAAGCTGGCCCAGCGCCTCGACCATCGCCTTGGGCGATTGATAGCGGCCGGTAAGTTTCAACAGCTTTTCATCGCCGCCGGTAAAATGCGTGCGCCAGTCGAAGTCGTCGGGGAGCTTGAAGGGCTCAGGAGCCGGATCGCCAGCAGGAGGATCAGCCGGTGGGTCACTAGCAGCAGGGGGATCGGCAGGAGGGTCGCCAGCGGGCGGATCAATTGGATCTGCAACGGGATCAGCTACGCCTGTATCAGTCGTCATAGAGCTTCCTCTTTTATCGATGGTGTGTTAATGTCTTGGCATGACAGAGACGCTGACCATCTCCGACGCCGCCCAACTTCTTCAAATCAGCCGGAGCCGCATTTCCGCCGCAGAAGCGGCTGGCAAAATCAGACGCGTTGATAACTCCTATCCGGTGCGCATCCGGAAGGACGACTTGCTCGCATGGCACGAAAACGGCTCGAACCCGCACGGTTACGGCGTTTCGAAACCAGACCCCAAGCGGAGGTTCTCCGAACTGTCGGTTAGAGTAAACAACTGCCTGAGATATGAGGGGTTGACGGATATTGACGCGATTTGCGCCAAGTCAGAAAATGACTTTAAGGGCATCGAGAACTTCGGAGAAGGCAGCCTCAATGAACTAAAGGCTTGGCTTGCGAGCCAAGGCCGTCAGTTAAGACCTCCAGCCGAGAAACTCGAATGGCTTGAAGATATTAAGAATGACCCGATTAAACGGGCTGAGGTAATCAAGTGGCTAACAACCTCTGACTAATCCTGGTGTTTTACCTCTGTTGTCGCCAGGTGGATTATCTGGAGCCCCACGAACCGCCGCCCTTCGGCAAATGCGGTCTCGCAAGGATCGGTTCGGAAGGATTTGGTGCCGACGCCAGCCGCTTCCTTGACCAGCCATTCAAACACAGCGCGTTGCTGCGTCTCAGAGGCATTGCCGTGAGATAATGCCTTCATGCCTGCATGGATGACCGGAGTGTAAGGCGCGGCCTGATCGACCGGCTCTTTCTTCGGGATCGGGATGCGCTTGTTCAAAGCGTCACCCCAACCGAAAAACCCGCTACTAACCCAGCAACAAACGCAATGAGCATGCCGGCAGCCACGAAGAGAGCCAGCACGTCACGCATCACGCAGCCATCGCATCAGGAGAATTTTGCGCATCAGGACCAAGCGCTTGCCCAGCCTTGCCAACCTGTTCGGCTGCGGTAGCTCCGGCATTGATCTGCTCGATAAGCTGCTGCGCCTGCTGAGCCTGCCGCTGCTGATCGATGATCTGTTTCGCATCATCCTCGGAGCGCAGCCATTTGGCCGGCGCAACGGCCGAGAGCACGTCGCGACCCGCTGTGGTGATATCGACATTGGCGCCAAAGGTCGGATCCAGTGCCAAGGTATCGGCAATGATGCCCTTCACCTCGACGAACACCTGCGCCTTCTGCTTCTCGATCGCGTCGTGCAGCGGGCTTTCGAAGCTGAACTGGACATCGGAGCCCTGCAATGAATCCGGGATTTCCTCGGCCGGCCCAAACACCCCATGCGCCAACAACAGCTCGAACGTCGTCTCGCAGATCGCGCCATTGTAATTGGACTCGACCGGCTCGAAGATCGGAGCCGACGCCCTGATAAATTCCTGAATGCGCTGGCCTACCTCATAGGCCGTCATCTCAGGCCCTTGCGCGGGAAGATTGAGCTTGTTGAGGTAAAAGGCGTCCTTCAACGTTTCCACGACCTGCTCGCGCAGATCCACGCCGAACGGGATGCCGGACTTGTCGATGGTGAGCGGGCGAAGAACCTGGCCAAGCCGCTCGTCATATTCAGCATCGATCGAGGTAAAGCCGCCGGCATATAGCGCGAGGTCACTCCGCAACGCCTCGCCCACCCCAATCATCGGCGGGTTGGTTGCCTTCTCACCCGCCTCGATCAGCGTGGCCGTCATCGCCTGAAGCAGTCGCGCCTCTGGCAATGCGGCACCAGCAGCAGGCGAAAAGCCATATTGCGACCCGCTCACCGTCTGCCAGCGCGGGATAACATACATCAGGTAATTCTGGCCGGTCTCTTCAATGACATGATCGTTATCGACATCGACGAAGATCGAGACGAACCGAGCCCGCTTGCCCTTGCCGGGGAAGTTGCCGGGATAATCCTCGACCGGCATCACGATATGCCGAACGTTGACCTCGCAATAGGGATCAGCCTTCGGGCCGGTCAGCTTCTCAAGGATCTTGGGATGGACCTTGCCGGGGAAAACCTTCGACTGCTCGATCGCGGTCGACTTCCATTTGCGATGGACCGTGCAGACCTTGCCGCGCACATCATTGGCCCATGCGACATCACGGACATGCCAGCAACGATAGAGCAGCTTGTTGACCGAGTAATCGACCTCAACCGTGATGACGGCATTGCCGATCGCAGCGAAGTCGTGATCCGCCTCCTTGGTGGCACGGGTGAACAGCGAGTCCGGATCGTACATCGCGCGGCGCATGACCGCCGTCTTGGCCTCAAGCCATTGCTTGGCGGCTTGATCCTCCTGATCCTCGCGGGTTGTCGCGGCGTGGAACCAGTCAATCGAGGTGGGCCGAAGCATGGTCGAGAAGATGTCGCCCAGCTCGCGGCGCATGATGACGGGAATGGAGGTGGCGAGATTGTCGGCATAGTTGATGCCGGGTGTCCGCATAGCCGTGAAATCGGCGCGCTCAACGTATAAATTTTCACATGACTCCTGCCAGAACGACATGAGCGTCGAGCGCTTGCCGAACAGATGATCGCCCTGCTGGACAAGCTGCTTTGCGTCCATCGTCACCCGCCCAGCGTTCCTGACAGACTGCCGCCGTTGGCGCGCACCGAGCCAAGGATGGAACCTTCCTGTGGGACCTTCCAACGCCGTCGCCTCAGCATATCCGGACTTTGATTGTCCGGTCCCAGCGGCGTGATCTCGGGCTGAGGCCCACTTGATGCTGGATCAGCAGCCTTCTTCTTGCCGCCACCCAACACGCCAAGAGACAGCGTCTTGATGATCTTCTTACCCACCGAGCGTATTCCCGCCAGAGGCCCCGTCAGTAAGAATGGTCGACGTGCGGCCACCACGCTGCATCTGCGCTGCAATCGCTTTCTTGCGGGCGTTCAGGATGGTCTGGTCA